CAAGATATTTGCTGATGCTGATCTCAAAGTCTTCATCAGAAGCTCAGCGGGTGTAGAGACTCTTAAGACCCTGACGACTCACTACACAGTGTCTAACGCGGGTAACGCAAGTGGCGGGAACGTGACGTTCACCACTGGTAACACCCCAGCATCAGGCGAGACAGTGGTGATCCAGCGTGAACTTGCCCTGACCCAGGGTACAGACTATGTCGAAAACGATCCATTCCCTGCGGAATCGCATGAGGATGCGCTTGACCGACTGACCTTCATCACGCAACAACAGCAGGAAGAGATTGATCGGGCGATCAAAGCATCGGTTACCAATACGATTTCATCGACAGAGTTTGCGATCTCTGCCTCAGATCGAGCAAACAAGATACTTAGTTTTGATGGATCGGGTGACTTGACGGTCACCGAGGGCAAGGTGGACACGGTAAGCACCTCTGTCTCTGCTGTGTCAGCAGGAGGAACGCCGACAGCAAGTGCGACATTCACTGCAAGCAGTGGCGCTTTGGCGTTAGCTTTCGGGTTGGTCACAGGCAACACCGGAGCCACAGGAAGCACAGGAAGCACAGGCGCTGCGGGAACAGATGGGTCAAACGCTGGTTTAGCGATGACTTTCAGCAACTCTACCTCTGATGCTGATCCAGGGAACGGTAAATTAGCTTTTAACAATGGAACAATCAGTTCAGTCAGCATTTTGTTTATCGATGATGTTGACGATAATTCTGTAGACATCTCTGGATTCGTGCAGTCGTTTGATGATGTGACGAATTCAACAGCTAGAGGAATCATACTGATCACAAAGGAAGGAACTCCATCAACCTTTGCTTTGTTCAAGGTCAGTGGTGCGGTCACAGATGCTTCTGGCTACACCAAAGTCCCTGTGACACACGTTGTCAGCAATGGCAGTTTCAGCAACACAGATGGGATTACACTATCTTTTTCATACTCAGGAGCAGATGCATCTGGTTCATTTACGCTCTCAGACGGATCAACAACGCAGGCGATTGCAAACGGCGACACCCTGACAGTCACCTCGGGTGAAGGGATTGACGCGACAGTCAGTGCGACAGATACCCTGACTATTGCAGGAGAAGACGCAACAGCTAGTAACAAAGGTATTGCGTCATTCTCAAGTGACAATTTTTCTGTTAGTTCAGGCGCGGTCACAATCAAGAATGCGGGGGTTGATCTGACCGCAGAAGTAACTGGGACGCTGCCGCTTGCAAACGGTGGTACAGGGGCTACGAGCCTGGCAGGGGCAAACATCGTTGCGACTAATGCGCAAAACACATTCACCAAAGCACAGCTACCAAGCACATTCAGCGGTACAAATCTTACATTAGACTTTGATACCTATCAGAATTTCATCTTAACTTTGTCGTCAGGATCAAACACTCTTGCGGAACCAACGACCGAAGGGTCTCAGATTGGTCAGACAGGCACTATAATATTTATTCAACCAAGCTCCGGTAGTGCCGGGACAGTTTCTCTGCATGGAGATTATGAGACTCCAGGATCAGCCACTTTGACTCTTTCGTCAGGCAACAATGATTACGATGTCGTGGCTTATATTATCAAAGCAGACAACAGTATTTTGCTTTCTTCTCCACAATTAAATTTTGGTTGATGATATGTTTAATTCAGCACAATGGTTTACTACGCACGAATTTATCGTTACCAACTCTTTGAATTTTCAGTCTGGCAACAATGCGCAATTGAGTCGAACTCCAAGCAGTGCAGGGAATCGAAGAACTTTTACATTCTCTACTTGGATCAAGCGAACAGCAACTTTTGGCGGTGATCAATATGTGTTTGGTACAGCAAGTGAAGGTGACGGATTTGGATTCAGCGCAAATAAAATAAGAGTGCTTTTGAACGGATCGAGCAGTGGTTTTTTGACTTCGAGCACTACTTTAACTGATACAAGCAGTTTCCATAGTTTGATATTTGCCGTAGACACGACACAAAGCACACCTTCAAACAGGGTGAAAGCCTATCTAGATGGCACTCAAGTATCATTTGATGAACACAACACTTTTCCTGATATCAACCACGATTGTGATATCAACAATGCAGAAGCAAATTTTGTTGGAAATGGTCATGGAAATCAAAGAATCAACGCCAAACTTGCAGAGACAAACTTTATTGAAGGTACGCAATTAGACGAATCCAGTTTCGGTAAAACCTCTGGCGGAGTTTTTATTCCGATTGATACAAAAGACCTTACGTTTGGAACGAATGGATTCCGCTTGCAGTACAAACAAACTGGAACCGGAACAGCATCAGCCTCAACAGTAGGAGCAGATACGTCTGGAAACAATAATCATCTTACATCAAGCGGTATATCAAGTTCTGATATCGGTACGGACGCACCATGAGGATTTTGAAATGGGTTGGAAACTAGGCGATAAGATAATCAAAGAGGGTCAAGCGTTTGATTCGGCAGATGGGAGCGTTCGTCATCCGTCTTGCTGGTCAACTCATTGGTCTGATGAAGTCAAAAAAGCAAACGGCTTAACATATGTCAATACCGACTATGATGACCGTTTTTATACTGGAGTGAAAGATGACGGAAGCCTTATCAAGAAAGATGTCGCAACCATCAAAGCGGTCGCAACAGCAACCATCAAAGCACAAGCTCAAGAAATCCTACGAAGCACAGACTGGTACGTCATTCGGAAAAGTGAAACAAACAAAGCGATACCAGATACCGTGGCAAATTACAGAGCGGCTGTACGCACTGCGTCAAAAACTATCGAAGATGCAATAACAGCGGCTAACACTCATGCGAAAGTTATGGCTTTGTATGATATCCCTGATGGCAGCACAGTTGCACCGATCAACGATTGGCCGGAGGAAATCTGATGGATAATCGCACTGTGGCTTCAGCACACTCGCGGATTGATAAAGTTGAATCAAACTTAGCTACGCATGAAGCAGTCTGCGCAGAGCGTTGGGCAGAGATGCTGCACCGTGTAAAACGCATTGAGATGATTATGATCTCCACTGCTGGAGCCTCTCTGCTCCTGCTGATATCCCTTGTACTAAGATCGTGATCTTTGAAGCCATTGCCGTAGTTCAAACCGCCAACACCGCGATTGGTGCGGTGAAAGAGCTGCTGAAGAATGGCAAAGACATCAGTGATTGTGCTGAACAACTTGGCAAATATTTCGACGCGAAGGCAGAGATACAGAAAAAATCAGGCAGCTCGCAGTCAACAGGCTCTGACCTTGAAAACTTTCTCCACCTCGAAAAGTTACGCCAACGCGAAGAAGAGTTGAAGACCATGCTTATTTACCAGGGCAGAGCAAACTTGTATCAAGATTTTTTGAGGTACGCAGCAGAAGCCAAGCGTAATCGTGATGAAGCAATCGAAGCACAGAAGAAAGCCAAGATCGCAAAGCGTCAAAGAAACCTGGCTTTGTTACGGTCTATGGTTATTGTCTTTGTATGTTTGTTGGGATTGGCTTCAATCGGTGGTTTTATATATTGGATCGCTTCTTTGAGGGCAGTATGATTTATGTGTTCGCGTTAATTATCATGACAGCAGAAGGAACCGTGATACCAGACAAGAAGGCATATTTCTACTCTATCGACAGATGCAATTATTTCGCTGATCGAGTGAGTAGAACAAGATACAATTATTGGACTAAGCGGAAGGTGCAAGCGTATTGCATCCCTGAGTGGGTTAATCCGCAAAGCACAAAGATACTGAGGTAACTATGCTTGGAGTTATTGGCAAGATACTAGGATCAGAGAAGGTCATCGAGAGTGGTCTGAAGCTGATTGACGATATGCATACCTCGACGGAAGAAGAGGTCAAAGCCAAGGCTGATGCGAAAACCCAGCTTCTGCAAGCCTACGCTCCTTTTAAAATCGCCCAACGCTACCTTGCTTTGATGTTCGGCCTAACGTTTCTGGGTAGCTATGTTTTAGTCCTAGGTATGACTATCTCAGGCCAGGGTGATCCTGACGCAGTGACCAAGGTAATGGAACAGTTCAGTATTAACTATGCGATGCTGATTATCTTAGGCTTCTATTTCGGTGGCGGCGCTGTCGAAGGATTCTTGGATAGGAAGAAAAAATAATGGCTAGATCGTTGATGCGGAAGTTCCGCGAAGTCAAAAAGAAAGATGGTGTGCCCGTCAAGTATACAGCTGGTGCTGCCAACCCAGAAGCCAGGAGAGCAGAGATCAAACGCACAGCGGAGAAGTATCGTAAGGGTACGCTCACCAAAGAGGAGATGGACCGCATCTCGAAACAAAGGAGCAGATCGTAATGGCGACATACAAAGGAATCAGCTCAAGATTTTCTCGGTCCACAATGGAGAAGGTCTACAAACGTGGGCTTGGGGCGTACTATTCTGCGGGGTCTCGGCCAAAGGTTTCAGCACACCAGTGGGCAATGGGAAGGCTCAAATCATTTGTCACAGGCAAGGGTGGTGCGCGCAAGGCAGATAAAGATCTTCTGAACTGATGAGGATTGAAGACATGGATGTAGACAAACTGAAAGACCAGTTAATTCTACATGAGGGATTGGAGCTCAAGACTTACCAATGCAGCGCGGGGTACATAACGCTCGGTGTCGGGCGCAACGTCGAAGAGTTAGGCATCACAGAAGACGAAGCCAGGTATCTCCTGGACAACGACATCCTGAGAGTGACGAAGGAACTGGACAACGCGATGCCTTGGTGGAGAGACATGAGCGAGGTGCGTCAGAGAGTTGTAGTTGATATGGTGTTCAATCTCGGGATGAGTCGCTTTTTAAATTTTAAAAACGCTATCAATGCGATGCAGGAAGAGGATTGGGAAGAGGCGGCTGCTCAGATGTTAGATTCTAGGTGGGCAGACCAGGTGGGGCAGCGAGCCCACCGTCTTGCCAAGGCGATGATTGAGGATCAGTTGGAGGTCTAAATGCCAGAAAAATTAGAGCGAAGCTTGATGGCTCAGGCGCGAAAGAAGGGGCTTAAAGGCAAAGAGCGAGACAGGTACGTCTACGGTACGCTGCAGAAAATCGCAGGGCCAAAGGAATCTGACAAAGCATCTAGGACAGGTAGCGTCAGGCGTGGCTAAAACTCCTGCATGGCAGCGCAAGGAAGGCAAGAACCCCAAGGGTGGTCTCAATGAGAAGGGTCGCAGATCCTATGAAAGAGAGAACCCAGGATCTAATTTGCGTAGGCCGATCAAAAAAGGGGATTCGCCTAGAAGAGCAAGTTTTTTGGCCAGAATGGGTGCGAATCCTGGGCCTGAGAAAAAAGATGGAAAGCCAACCAGGTTACTTCTGTCACTCCGAGCTTGGGGTGCAAGTAGTAAAGCGGATGCCAGAGCAAAAGCTCGGGCGATATCAAAACGAAACAAAGCAAAAGCGTGAGGTGATTTATGCCAGGTCATTATGGAAAAGGCTCAGGAATGAAGCCAAAAGGCTCACAAATGTCAGCCATGAAGAAGGCCAGAGAGAAGAACAGAGAAAAAATGGGTGGGGCTAAACCACCCATGAAAAAGATGAAGTGATCAAAGACAAACGTCCTGCGTAAAGGGAATAACAAAACAAATCAAAAGCATCCAGTTGGTGTGATTGATCCCAGGTAAATACTTACGAGGCTTTCGTTTTGTTAGTTTTGGTTCCTCGCAAGTCTTTATAAAAACAGATGCTGGGTATGGCACGTTGTGCTGAATCCTCATTTGCTTGGCTCTCTTTTTGATCTCCATGAAGATTTGATGCTTAGCTGAGTCTATACGACCTTCAATCGTCCATTCCAATTGGGTGATTTTTGGTCTGATACAGCTGCGGAAATTTGATTTTTTCTTTTTGAAGAAAGAATCGAAAGACTGAGTTTTCGGGTCAATCTTCCGATTCGTTCTTCCTGTTTTCTTGCCAACCATTACCCTTTGAACCTGTCCCAGGAGTTTCCTGTGCTAGGTTGTCTCGGTTTTGGCGCAGCCGTCTTGTCTTTGTCGTTGATGAAGACCTTTGTGTTCAGAGCAGTCGGCCACTGTCTAGCCTCTCCCTGACCCTTCTCTTTGATCGTGACCTTGAGGTTAGCCCCTACGCTGCGAAGAGTGTCCAAGGCTTCCTCGATTGCTTCCTGCTGTGAAACTTGCATTGGGGCATAACGCCCTGTCTGCTCATCGTAAGGAGTCTTGACCTCGAACCAGGCGCTTACTTGATACTCTCTATTGTGGGTAACGCCTACATCGCCTTTTTTTCCTGTTTGTGGATCAGGTTTTCTAAGCGGCTGCATTTTGCTGTTACTGAAGTGTGGGTATGCCATAATTTTCTCCTAAAATGGTATCTCTTCATCTTGGTTTTCTGGTTGTGGTGCAGGGGTAGGATCAGGCTCTGTGCCGTGTGTCTCTGCGACAGGCATTTCTGGCTCACTAAGCTCCTTGCTTTTCTCGTCCAACGCATTTGTGACCATCATCAAAAGAGTTTTACTTGATGCCGCAAGTGACTCCAGTTTTTTCTCATTTTTTGTTGTCCACAAATGAAGCTCACCAATCTTGGTCATATCATGGATCTCTTGACAGGCTTTCTCTGCAAACTGGGTTTGAGTTTCTGCGTTTTTTTTCCGTTTGACCATTTCATCTGTCACTTGTGGCGGAGAACTGTTAACTGGCTTTGACTTGGCCTCTTCCTGATGCGATACGATTGGTTTGGGCGCATCATCATCCTGCTGTGCGATACCAAGGCAAGCGGCTAAGGCATATCTCCTGGCGTATGTAATCACAGCGCCAGCTTGTTGTGCTGCTGACATCCGACTGTTTGCTTCTTGCGGTAAGGAAAGCATTGACTCGATGTATTCCCCAGATTCATGCATCAAGATCGTGGTGACTGAGATTCCTTGAGCGCTTGAGCCAAGCATCTGACATACAGATAACTTGTTGTTTGTCAGTGGTTGCTTGACTGCATTCAAGATATTCGCCAGATCTGCATATTTATAATTATGGCCCTGACTATCTTTTGTTGGATTCTCAACTTCTGATTGGAACTTACTCAGTGCAGCGGCTAATTTACCGATACTCTCTGACCTATTTGCATTACTTTGTGCGTCGTTCATTTTATCCCCCATATTCTCTTTGCTTCTTCAATAACTCCAGGCGGCTCAGACCACGAGATGTGATCAAAGTCTGGAGCCTGGCTCAGTAATAGTGATTCCTTATCGGTATGCGCTTTTAGATTGTTCTCAATTGCTTTGTGATGGACCGACATCTTCTGACAACACTGCTCCAGAAACTCAGGTTGAAGCTCTTCACAGTTGTCTTGATTGAAGATGGCGTATCCATCCTCATTTGCGTACAACAGCCACACAGGCTTTCTTCCATTGATGTACCAACCACCCGCCACCTGGAAGACGTTGTTGATGGTGAACATTCCATCCAGAGTCTTTGGTAATGACGCTTTGCGCTTGCCAGACTTGGCGCGAGAGTCCTGTGTAGGCCATTTGGTTTTAAGATCGCCAACGCCAACATAGTCAGGACGGTTGATATGAGGTAGTTCGTTATCAAAGAGACAGCCTTTGTC